GACGGTAGAGAATGTTGAGTTCTATCCATTGGTTTGGTTATATCCAGATGGCTTTAATTTGCAGTCAACTGGGAAGTTGATGACCTACAACTTTGCATTGATTGTGATGGATCGTGTGTTTGAATCTGAGAGCAACACAATTGAAGTTCTTTCGGACACGGCACAAATTATGTCTGACATTTTTGCTTTGGTTGAAACCAACACGGAAACCGATGGTGACTTTGAATTAAGCATCAACGGAAACGCATCCCCATTCTATGATTCAAAAACTGATATACTGGCTGGATATGCAATCAACTTCCAAGTTCTCACTCCTTATCTCAGCAATAGTTGCGTTGTACCTATTTAGTGTTGTGTGGGCGATGTTCAATTTTGAAGAACATCCAAAGCCAAAAACACTATTGAAGGTAGAATTGCACGAAAGAATCGTTGAGAGAGAGAAAATCAAACGAAGCGTTCTAATTAAATATCTCAATCACTTGGATACAATCTACCTTGACACCTTCCAAAGTTCGTCACAAGGTCTGAAACAAGCAATTGAGATACATCGTACACTTGACACAACTCTATGAAGAAAAACAATGTTCTCAAAATTGACAAGCCGTTTGAAGAAACCAAAGTTCTATTGATTAGTGATTTGCATTGGGACAATCCGAAGTGCGACCGGGTAACTCTAAAACGACATCTTGACTTGGCACTTGCCGGGAACAATGACATCCTAATAAACGGGGATTTGTTTTGTTTGATGCAAGGTGCGTATGATCCACGAAAGAGCAAGTCAGACATCCGACCTGAACACAATGTTGCAAATTACTTTGATGCCATTATTGAAACTGCGGTTGAGTGGTTCACGCCCTATGCTCACAACATCAAGCTCATCGGATATGGCAACCACGAAACAAACATTCTCAAACGCCAAGAAACCGACATCATTGAAAGGTTTGTCACTTTGTTAAACTACAAAACGGGAAGTGATATTCAGGTTGGTGGATACGGTGGATGGGTTCGGTACACCTTTGAACAATACGGCAAAAGTTGTATGTATACAATGAAGTATATGCACGGATTCGGTGGTGGTGGTGCGGTCACTCGTGGAACAATACAACATAATCGAATGAGTGTGAATGTAGAGAATGCCGATGCCATTTGGATGGGTCACGTTCACGAGGACTATGAGCTTACATACACGGTTGAAACCTTATCAATCAGGGGAACTGTCTATTTGCGTGACATCTTGATGATTCGTACTTCAGCATACAAAGAAGAATACGGGGATGGTTCAAAGGGATGGCACATTGAAAGAGGTGCATCGCCTAAGCCAATCGGAGGTCGTTGGCTTGTGATGAATCCAGTTCGTGAAGAAGACCATCGCAAGGTCATTGCCTACACCCACAAAACAATCTAAAGGTTAAAAAAACGCAAACGGATATGCTCTTAAAGGTACAAATTGTTCACGAGCAAAAGAACGACAATTGGATGGGTTTGATTGAAGGCGAATCGGACATCGTTGAAATTGTTGAAGATGGTGCGATTGATTCTGCACAAATTGTTGGCGTGAGTGCTTATCACGAGTATTGCATTGTTTATCTGCTCGGTGGTCATTCGTTTATACTGGAAGAAGAATATGATATATTTGTAAAGAGATGGATGCAGTCAACCCGAAACACTATAAACAAGGATTAATTGAGTGCATTGATGCGATTGAATCAGCAACCACCAATAAAAAAGGAATCATCGCAGTTTGCACCGGGAACATAATCAAATACATTTGGAGGTGCGAAGATAAAAATGGACTTGAAGATTTGTACAAAGCGAAGTGGTATCTTGAAAAGCTTATTGAAACCAAAGAAAAACAATCGACCAAAAGTGCTACTTTGTAGAATGTGGTTCTTGTTGTTTCTCATTCCTTTGTCCAGCAATGGACAAGTAATGATTGATACTTGTGTAATCCAAGAGGCGAATCACTATTTAGTCAAGGGTGCGATTGCGAGAAGGCAAGTCACAATTCTTCGCAAAATTGTGACATCGGATTCAATGATTATTTCCGAGCAAGATTCCATCATTGTCAAGCAAAAGACAAACATCGCATACCTGAAGGATGACAACAATTCCCTTGTGAAGCGAAATAAAGCCATCTCACGCACTTTAATCAGTTACAAGATGCTGAGTGTAGTCCTAACCATTTTAAGCGTTGTGATGTGGCTCAAATAGATTTATCCAAATTACCTGATGCACTTGATACTTATTTAGGTGATGCAACTCAAGGTTCACTCCTTCAGCAGATCATTGTTGAATGGTGGAACAAGAAGGTGATTCCGCCAATTTTGGCGAATCTTGATGCAAACAATAGCATTGCAAGTGGTAAACTTCGCCAATCGTTTGCACCAGGAAACATCACCAAATCCCCAACATCAATCAACACCATTTTGGTGGCTGAGGATTATTGGGAGTTTGTAGAATACGGAAGGAAGCCAACACGAGGAGGACATATTGAAGGCACTCCGTACTTGTGGCAATCGTTAAAAACTTGGATCAGTCAAAAGGGTATCAAACCAGCCGAAGGTCAAACCTACGATTCACTTGCCAAAGCCATTGCCAAGAAGATTCACCGGAGCGGAACAAAGCCACGACCATTCCTTGAGAAGGCGTTCACCGAATCAATCCAAATGGAGTTGGTTAACGAGCTGAATGCACGATTTGGAGATTTGATATTCTCCGAAGATGTAAAAATTTGATACCAAACAAAAAATAAATTTGCATTATTAGAAAGTTTATTTTACTTTTGTGCCGTTATGGATTACACAAAAGCAATTGAAACTATCAAACTGAAACGAAGACAAGGTCTTTTTCAGATTGTTGCTCGGAAGAGTGGCATCTCACTCCCAACTGTCAGAAAGTATTTATTGGATGGAAACATCATTTCACCAAAAGCAAAAGCCGTCATTGAGATTGCATTGAGGGAGGTGTCCAATGATTGAGTTGGCAATCAACGGATGGATACTTTCCGTTCCCGGTACTCTTCAAATAGAGAAATACATTTACACCATTGAAGCCGTTGATCATTGGTTAATCAAAAACCACATTGATGAGCTGCAAGATTATGTCAATTCACGCCAAGTTGGATTCGGTGATTGTGTTGCAACTGAATTTGACGGCATCAACTCGGAAGCATTCTTCAATTACGAACCCGACAAGTTCACGGTATTATTTATGCTCGGACAACAAACAAACTTTCTATAAAACTATGAACAAATCAGAATCAATCAAGAACATTGCTGGTGCATTGGTAAAATTCCAAGCATCGGTGAGCAAGGTCGGAAAGGAATCAAGCAATCCTTTCTTCAAATCCAAGTATGCAAGTTTATCAAACATACTGGACACCATTCAAAAGCCATTAAGCGAATGCGGATTGGCAATCACACAATTCCCTGATCAAGATGCACTCACCACATTAATCATTCACGCTGAATCAGGCGAATGGATTGAATCATCTTATGTGATGCCGGTTGCAAAACAGAACGATCCCCAAGCAATGGGAAGTGCAATCACCTATGCTCGTAGATATGCACTCGGTTCAATCTTGAATCTGAACATTGACGATGACGATGACGGAGAGAAAGCAATGGGAAGGCAGTCAGCACCAAAGCGTGATGAACTTACACCAAAGCACCCAAGTTGGGCAAAAGCCGTTGAGCATTTGAAGACGGGTGGATTGATGACTGACATCACCACGAAGTTTGAAGTATCTCCAGTCAATCAGAAACTTTTAATTGGTGAGAAATGAAACTTGAACTTCCAACTATTCACACTAATTTGACCGAAGACGATTGGCATCAATTGAGAAGTTCTCGTTTCACGGCATCTGAAATTCACAAACTGATGGGTACTCCGAAAAATAAATCGGAGTATCTCTCAGAAACGGCGAAGACATTTATCTTTGAGAAGGCAGCGGAGTATCTAACCGGACAAAAAGCAGAGATGTATGGTCGTGCTTTGGATTGGGGAAAGGAACACGAGAAAGAAGCATTTGAATACTTCTCTCAGCAGACCGATGACTTTTACACATACTACGGTGCGGAAACATACACCTTCATCACTTATGGAGAATGGGGTGGATATTCACCTGATGCACTTGGTACACACCTGGTTGAAATTAAATGTCCGTTCAATAGTGGAAACCACCTTCAGAACTCATTCATCACCAACAACGAACAACTCAAATCCAAACGAACGGAATACTATTGGCAAGTTCAAATGGGTATGGTTGCAACGGAGATGACTGAAGCGTTGTTCTTATCGTATGACCCACGAATGCCCATTGGCAAGAAGCTCACGCAAACTTTTATCACTTTGGAGGAGGATATTCAAGAAATCATTGACGAGAAGTTGGCTGCTGCTGGAGAACTATTTTTGTCAATTACTAAATAAATCGTTAATTCACAAAGAAAATAGTAAAATAAATTTGCATAAGTGAAAAATATGTTGTTAGTTTGAATCACTATGAAACACGAAGTAATTGACAACAGAAATTTTGAATCATTTGATAGCTGCAAATGGTGGGGTATTGTTTGGTACAATGATGACCAAGATATTGCCTGTGGGTTTGATACAAAAAAACAAGCTCAATGGTTTGTCAATGGTGGATATAAGGAATTTGTTAGCGACTACAACAACTAAAACTATGGACATAATATTCTTAATCGTAATCACACCCATCACCATTGCGGTGATGTTCGTGTACTGGAAGTACAAGCAGTATTCCAATGACATCAACAACTTGCCGGAGGCATCACCGTATGAATTTGAAAGGGACAACTACATCCCCGAATTTGATACCTACACGAAGGCAATCTACAAACACAAATTTTACAAAGGAAAAAGCAAATGATACAAAACTACTTAATTATCGGAATGGCAATCTTATTTGTCATCACCCTTCTCCAGTTGCACAAAACAACCGAACGAGAAAATGAGCTACTTGAAAAAATCTCAAACAAGAATCGCTTGATTTGGGATTATGAAACCGAACTACTTGAGATCAGGTCAAAGATTGCGGAAGCAAATGACCGTGCAAAAACTTGGGAACTACAAGCCACATTCTTAAAAGAACTAAACGATGACAAAAATCAAAGCACTCGTGGTAAGAGCGTCAATAAATGAGATAATTAAATGGCGTGTCTACTTTGCTGGAGAACTTCTCGCAACCTTTGAGAACGAAACGGATGCCATCTATTACGCCAACTTTATAGACCGACAATGATGAATACAAAAGATATGGTTGCATACTTACTGCAACACAAACCCGAAACGAGGGATTGCGACATCAAACTAATGGCGGTTATTTATCGCAGATTATGTGACGGCAAGGACTTCTTCACGGAGTTTGAAGCAAAGAGATTGCCATCACCGGAAACGATAAGAAGGTGGAGAGCGAAGCATCAGGAAGAGAACGAGGAATTGCGTGGTGATAAATACAATGATCGTCACCAGTATCAAATTAGAGTGAAACGAGCGTTGGGATATTCCGTGTAATGTATTATATTTGAA